AAATCTTTTAGTAAAAAGTCCGTGGAGCCATCCACAAAACAAGTTTCAAAGGAGAATAAATTAATGGATCCTAAAGATCTAGAACAGCTAATGAAGCAAACCGCAGAGAGCACAGCAAAAGCTGTTGCAGACGCAATTGCTACTAAGGCTGCAGAAGAAAAGGCTGCTGCTGATAAGCTAGCTGCTGAAGAAGCAAAGAAACAAGAACTAATTCAACTTGGTCAAAGTGGAGCTGAAAAGCTAGTCAGTGAAGCTGAAAAGCGTATCGCGGCCGCAAACGGTGAAGCTGTTGGTAAACTACTTGGTGATCTTAAGGCTGAACTAACAGCACAACTTGACGAAGTCAAGAAATCTGCTGCCTCAAAGATGAACTTTGATGATAAGAAACAACAAGCTGGTGAACCTACTCTTAATGAGAAGACCACTGCTGTTCTTATTGCTAAAGCACTTGGTAAGCCAATGCTTGAAACTAAGTTCGGTAAAGAACTAATCGAAAAGGCAGGACCTCACGTTGCATCTGCTTATTGGGAAGATCAAGTATCTACCAATATGCAAGAAGAAATTCGCAGACTACTAGTTGTTGCTCCTCTATTCACACAACTACAGATGCCTTCTAGCATCCTACGTCTACCAGTAAATCCTGAAGCCGGTTACGGTACATGGGTTGCTGCGTCGTCATTTGGTACAAGCTCATCTTCTGGTGCCGCTGGCACACACGTATTGAAGGAATTAACACTTACCGCTTATAAACTAGCGACTAAGGAATTCCTAACATATGAAGAAGAAGACGATGCGCTTATCGCTCTTATGCCTATCGTACGTAACGCACTAGTGCGTCGTATGGCGAAGTCTACCGACGTAGCACTTCTACGTGGTCAGGCCGGCGCGGGCGATCCACTTAAGGGTCTAACAGCACAAGCTGCTGCTTCTGATGGTATTACAGTAACTAATACTGCTAAGGCAACTGTTGCTAACCTAGCTTCTATCCGTCGTAAGCTTAATGCTTGGGGTACAAATCCTTCTGACATCGTATTCATCGTTTCAACCGACGTTTACTTTGACCTATTAGATGATGCGGACTTCCGTACATGGGATAAGGTTGGTGATCGTGCTACCCTTCTAAATGGTGCAATCGGTCAAGTTAGCGGAACTAATGTTATCGTATCAGCTGAGTTTGAAGCTCGTGCTAATACTAAGGTTGGTGCAATCTGCGTTAACCCACGTAACTTTATTTTCGGTCGTTATAAGGGCCTACGCCTTGAAACCGATACATTCGTTGAAGCGCAGAACAAGATTTTAGTCGCAACCGAACGTATGGCATTCCAGCAAATGAGCACTGTTGATGGTAACGGTGTTGGTAAGCTTGTTTGGAGCTAATCAGTAATTAAACTATGGGCGGGGTCTAAAGCCTCGCCCATTTTCACAAGGGAATATAAAATAAATGGCTACACCATTAGTAACACTAGAAGAGTATAAGACGTTTGCACAGATCAGTAGTAATCAGCAGGATGATCGCATCACTCAGCTTATTCCTATGGTATCTTTCTTTGTGAAAAATTATTGTAATCGCAAGTTTGTAGATTATTACAATACCGATAAGACTGAATACTGGAGTGATGGTGGGGATTACTTCTTTACAGATGAACAGCCTATTAAGGCTATTACGTCAGTAGAGGTTAAGTTTTCTCCAACATCCGCCTATGAAGTACTAACTGCGGATGTAGACTATGCATGGGATAAAGCAGTTGATTGCATAACTGCACTTAATGATAGTGGATTTCCACAGTTTCCTAATGCGGTCAAAATTGTATATAAGGGTGGATATTCAGATATCCCCGAAGATTTAAAACTAGGTGTTCTAGATCTTATTACGTACTATCTCAAGGGTGAGAGTTCACCCCGTAAATCTCTTAATAGTAATCAGATTTCCGTAGAGTACGTAACATCAGCAGATCTCCCCCACCATATCAAACGCGTGTTTGATCTTTATAGGATTATAGTTTAATGTCTAAGAAGGCCTTAGAATCTTTACTAATTGCTATTAAGCAGTATGATTCTTTATCTTCTAAGGTAAAGGCCACTACCGGAGATCCTTTAGGTAAGATATTCCGTAGCGGAGCAGAGAAAGCTCCCTATAATTTCGTATTTGATAAAAAAACCTTTCATTCTCAGATTAGAGATATGATACGCGATCCCAATGGATTAAACTTTCAAGATCTATCAAATGACAAAATAGAGCGTTTAGCAGATAAAGCCTACAATAACGTAAAAAAGAATTTGCAGTCTAGAGGAATGAAACATAGTATAGTACCCCCAGGTAGTCCACTATCTGGGCAAGAATACTATATTATAGAAGGTGCTGAAAATAACCATGAATTAGTAGGTAGAATTATTAATACCGCTTTTGGAGGTACGCAAGCGAGCGGAGCATTTTTCGATTTCCTACTAGCCGAATTAAGTAGTTATAATAATATAGCCTACGGTAGAGATGATCTTAATCAACCAATTTTTCTAGATAAACATTCTGGTGAAACTTTAGATTTATCCGAACTTCCTAATGAAGTAACTTTTGTTTTATCGTTTGCGTCTTCGCGTGCGGATAAGTACAAAGGTTACGGGTTTGACGTTGGTCATATTATATCTAATATTAAAAACGCCTTTCAAGTTATATGTTATAATGCTATAATTAATTTTACAGATGAAAACTTAAAGAACTCTTTATTTAATAATAAAGACGCTGCAAGTAGTTTATCAGAGTTACGACAAAAGTGGAATGCTATACTAGGTAATGATGTATCAAAAAATCTATTATATACCCATCTAAAACGTGAAGGTATTGTTCTAGCTAAAACCAATTTTGATAATATTATGACTGGTTTTCTAGATCAAACAATAGAGTTCTCTAGAAAATTAGCAGCTGGTGAGATACAGGGACATCTGACAGAAACTACAGCCAATACTGCTGCTGAGGTAACTAGATTAGCGGGTACTATCTCACAGTGGGTTATGGCTGAGTATGGTAAAGCCAACGTATCAGCGGGTAGTGCTATTGAGCAAACGGTTTCTGAACATTTAAAAACAGAAGGTGCTAATGCTCATGCTAAATTACTAAACTATTTGAGATTATGGCTTCAAGGAAATACCAGTATACCAGGATTACCGCCAGCTACACAACTAGAAGGATCACCTACAATTAAAGATATGGCCGCAAGAGAATTTAGATCTAGTCTGGAAAAGGGCAAGTATACGACAGATAATAATACATTCTCTGGTAGAGCAAATATCAAGGGTGACTCTAAAGTTGGAAGAACAAAAAATACAAAAACTACGGTAAGTAAACCTAGTAAACAAGTTAAACCTTTTACCGCAACTGTACCTACTATTCAATTAGGAAAAGCACGTAATGCAGCCGGTAAATTCGTTTCACTAGTCAATGTGGTAGCACTTATAAACTTAAAGCTAGCGGAGCAAATCAGGCAAAATATGGGTTCTCCAAGACTAAATTACCGAACTGGTAGGTTTGCCCAATCGGCTCAAGTCTTACCGGCGTCGGTAGATAAGGATGGAGCCATCCGGATGCCATACACATATTTGAAAAAACCATACCAAACATTTGAAATAGGATTTTCTAAAGGAACACCGTCTAGAGACCCTAGGGTGGTTATATCAGAAAGTATTAGAGAATTGGCAATTCAGCAAGTAACTGCCAAATTAAGGATAGTTAGAGTATGAGCCAACGTTCTTCTATAGTAGATGCACTAGTTACTAAACTAAAGACCATAGATGGAACAGGTAAGTTTAAATCGTCTCTAGCTGGTAATGTGTTTTCTACACTAAAGTTTTTCGATGAGGTTAACGACTTTCCACATGTCTGTGTAGTTGCCGGATATGAGAATAGAGAGTATTTGCCTAGTGATTTCCGATGGGGGTACCTAAATATCTCAATCAAGGTTTATGTACAAAGTGAGTTCGCCCAACAAGAGTTGGAAAAAGTACTCGCAGATATTGAATATGTAGTTTCAGATAATGAGCAATTAAAGTATGGAAGTAGTACTCAAGATCTAACTACAGAAATATTAATCAATTCAATTCAAACAGACGAAGGAGTTTTAAGTCCTTTAGGGGTTGGTGAGGTAAATCTAGTAGCTCGCTACCAAGTTAATTCACATAACCCAACTTGAAGTAACGTAATCGATTCATCGTTAGTAAACACTACACAAGATGAGATTACAAAGACATAGGGAGATCAATTCTCAATGGCCGTTAATCTATCGCGTAATACGCGCGTTTATTATACCAATTTAGCATTATCAACTCAGACAACTGGATATGATAATACTAACACATGGGAAATTCAGGTTTTGAATGGATACCAATTCAGTCAAAATACTGAACAACAAACAATTCAGATCACAGAAGCCGGACAAGTTCCTAATCGTGGTCAACGCTCTTTTAATACTAAGTTAAA